CATCCCTGGAGAGAATAGAAAGACTGGTGAGTATAAGTATATTGATCTCTTGTATGAAGACACACCAAAGTATTTCATTGATGTGTATAGACAAGCCTTTAGTTATCTACATGTCAATTCAGATATCGTTGATTACTGTGTTGAATTTACAAGTGACTGGGATAAGGTAGTCGGTCTCCACATTAGATCATGGTATTGTGACAGGGTAAAATATCACAGTAATGAACTGTTTGAAAGTGTCATAGATACCTTTGACAAAGATAGAAAGATCTTTCTTTGTGGTGACAATAGTGATGTATTGAAACACTTTGAGGACAAGTATGGTGATCGTATCATCACTCATCCTCAGAACAAATACAATCATCCACATATGGCTGAGTCTGGACATAACAAGTCCGTACAAGATACCGTAGATGCATTCATCGACTTGTATCTTTTGTCTATGTGTGATACTATCGTGGGTACATATGCCTCAACGTTTGCTGAGGTGGCGTGGTGGTTAGGTGGTAATAATCCAAAGGTTATCATTCCCGAACCATACAACTTAGAGGAATCATTTAAGAATAGGATTTTTGAGAGAGTATGAAAACATCCCTGGTTACAGGTGGTGCCGGATTCATCGGTAGTCACCTGGTTGATAAACTCTTGTCTATGGGTCATAATGTAATTGTCCTTGACAATGAGACATCTGACGGACATGATCAATATTACTGGAACGATAGGGCAACTAACTATCCAGTAGATATCAGAACCTTTTGGCACATTGCTGATAAGTTCCGTGGTGTAGATTATGTTTATCACCTTGCAGCAAAGGCAAGTGTCCAGGCATCTATTGACAAACCCATGGACACAATGGAAACGCAGGTCATGGGTACAGTGAATGTACTTGAGGCAGCAAGAGCTGCTGGTGTAGAGAAGTTTATCTACTCCTCTACCTCTGCATGTTATGGTAATAATAATCCTATTCCTAATACCGAGATCATGAGGGAAGATCCACTCAACCCTTATGCTATTGGTAAATTGTGTGGTGAACAACTAGTCAAAGCATATCATCATCTCTATGGTATGAAGACTGTTGCCTTCAGATATACAAACGTGTATGGTGAGAGGGCAAGACACGTAGGAACATACGCACCTTGTGTGAGTAAGTTTATCAAGATGAAGAAAGAGGGTCAGCCACTGACTATCTTTGGTGATGGTGAACAGAGACGTGACTTTATTCATGTGTCTGATGTAGTCAACGCCAATGCAGTGATTAGTTTTGAGGAACTTGACAACTGGGGTGAGGTCTATAACATTGGGTATGGTGAGAACTGGAGTGTCAATGAGATTGCTAATGCTATCTCTGATGATCAGGTTCACCTGTCCGCCAAACCTGGTGAGATGAAGGAGACCCTGGCTGACATTCGTAAAGCGAAAACCGAATTGACTTGGAAACCCAAAGTAAATATTCTTGATTGGATCAAGACACAAGTATGATCGACCTTAGTAATGCGACATTCATCATTCCGATTAGGATTGAATCGGATGATAGATTGAGGAATGTAATTACAACTACATCGTATCTCCTAGAGAACTTTGATACTAACATCATCATCAAGGAAGTGGATAAGACATCCAGATTTGTTAGTGATGCACTCCCGGTATTGAAGAATATTCTTTCAGTCCCGGTCAAGGTCAAACATATCTTTGAAGAAAGTAATTCTCCCCTGTTTCATAGACAGAGAGTATTGAATGAAATGATCCATGAGGCAGATACTGATATCGTTGTCAACTATGATTGTGATGCGATACTTCCTATCAATTCGATGAAGAAATCATATGACATGATCATGGATGGTGGTTACGATGTTGTCTACCCCTACGGGTGGGGTAACTATCAGTACCAAGTTAAACCATCTGATGATGTAGTCTCTGATTTTCTAGAGAGTTATGACTATGCTATACTGAAATCAAACTCCTCTATCTACGATGCTCAGTCAGGATGGGTACAGTTCTTTAAACGATCTGTCTATATCGAAGGTGGTATGGAGAACGAAAACTTCAAGGCATATGCACCAGAGGACAAGGAAAGACTATACAGATATCAAAAATTAGGATATAATGTTGGACGTATATCTAATTTCATCTATCATCTAGAACATGCTCGTGGTGAGAACTCCTGGTTCACCAATCCCCATATGCAATCTAATAATGATCTATGGGAGGAGATACAGAGAATGACAAAGGAACAACTTATTGAATACTACTCTAATCAAAGTTACTTACAGAAATACCTATGAAAATTTTTCTAGACACAGCTGATAATGCTGAGGTAGCACGTCACTTCGGGACAGGTCTGATTGACGGTGTGACAACTAATCCTACTCTTATCAAGAAGAGTGGTCGTAAACCACAGGATGTATATCGTGAACTGATGTTGATGGGTGTCAAAGATATCTCTATGGAGATTGTTGGAGAGGCACCATATATCGTTGCAGAGGCACACAACCTGGTGGAGGAGTTTGGAGAGGTATGTACTATTAAAGTACCTTGTACTCGCGAAGGTTTACTTGCATGTCGTGAACTTTCAAAAGAGAATATCCGTGTCAACGTGACTCTTATCTTTAGTGCCGCACAAGCAATTCTTGCTGCCAAGTCTGGAGCTTACTATGTTTCACCGTTTGTTGGAAGACTGGATGATCAAAGTGTCGCGGGTCTTGAAGTGGTACGTTCTATCGTGGAGCTGTATCGTATTCATGGCATTCGCACTAGAGTACTTTCTGCCTCAATAAGATCTGTTCAAAGAGTCGTAAGATCATTCTATAATGGTGCTGACATCGTGACCATGCCTCCTAATATCTTTGAGAAGATGTATGATCATGTCCTTACCCGTGAAGGTATCAAACAATTTGATACTGACTGGGCAACATATAATGAAGAGACTCCTGTAGTTCCCGTAGTTCCTGCCGTATGAAAGTTCTAAACCTAGGATCAAGTGGTCAGATCGGTGCATACCTTACCGAATATCTTCGTGAGAAGGGACACATTGTTCATGAATTTGACAAAGTAAATGATCCTCACTGGCAAGACCTTACAGTGAATGACAATAGTCTTCTCATGGAGAAAATTATTGACTCTGACTTTGTATTCTTTCTGGCGTTTGATGTTGGTGGATCTAGATATCTCAAGAAGTATCAACACACGTTTAAGTTCATCAACAACAATACACGTATGATGGCTAACGTGTTTAATCTTTTGGAGAAAACTAATAAGAGATTTGTATTTGCATCCTCACAGATGAGTAACATGTCTTACTCTCCATATGGTGTCATGAAGAGAGTAGGTGAGATGTACACCTCTACACTTGGTGGTCTGACTGTCAAGTTTTGGAACGTGTATGGTATTGAGAAAGACCATGAGAAGTCACATGTTATTACAGACTTTATCCGTAAGGGGTTTGAACATGGTGACTTTGATATGATGACGGATGGTACAGAAGAACGACAGTTCCTGTATGCTGAAGATTGTTGTGAAGCTCTTGAGACTATCATGATGCACTACACAGACTTCAAACCTGAAGATCCACTACATATCACATCATTCAATTCCTCAAGCATTAAAGAAGTTGCTGCTATCATCATGGGTCAGTTTAATCTGATCGATAGACCAATCAAGATCACACCTGGTATTGCAAAGGACAGTGTACAACTTGATAAGAGAAATGATGCTAATATGTTTATCAAAGACTGGTGGTTACCTACAACCAATCTTCAAGATGGTATTGGTAAAGTATTCAATGCGATGAAGAATGATTACATTTAACTATCTCGGTAAGTTGGGACAACTGGGTAATCAGATGTTCCAATATGCTTCCACCAAGGGTATCGCTTCTCATCTTGGTTATGACTTCATGATCCCGGATCACAATGAGATCTTTGATGATGGTATTGGTAACAAACTCCACATTGAATTGGATGTCCCCTTTACAATCGACTGTAAAAGAGGTATGATCAATTCAACGGACATCCGAGAGGGTGGTTTTGAGTTTGACGAAAAACTATTCAACGAATGTCCAGACAACTGTAACCTATTTGGATTCTTTCAGACGGAGAAATACTTCAAACATATCTCTGATGAGATCCGTAAGGACTTTACATTCAAGAAACCATTTGTGGATGAGTGTAAAGAGATTGTAGAAAGTGTATTCGACGATCCTATCGCTCTACACATACGTCGTGGTGATTTCCTCATCAATAGTGGTAATCACCACAATCTTCCCCTAGAATGGTACGAGAAGGCGTTACGTAAGTTTGAGGTAAGGAGAGATGTAATCATCTTCACAGACGATCCTGAGTGGGCTACAGAGCAGGAACTGTTCAAACCAGATAGATTCATTATCTCAAGGGGTAACAGTTCCTACATTGATCTCTACCTGATGACACAGTGTAGTGACTTCATCATCGCCAACTCTTCATTTTCATGGTGGGGTGCATGGTTGGCAAACACTGGTAAAGTCATTGCACCTAAAGTCTGGTTCGGACCTAACAACTCTCACTTAAATACCAAAGATTTATACCCCCGACACTGGGAGACTATTTGATGGACAGAAACAAAGGTGCTTATAAACTTCAAGGTCTTCCCAAGATCTATTGTATCAACCTTGATGATCAACCAGAACGTTGGGAGTATATGACTAACCAGTTTAAGTACTGGGAGATTGAAAACTATACCCGTGTGTCCGCTTACGATGGTCGTGAAGACGATCTAGGAGACATTCTAAAGGGTAGGTATCCTGACATGTGTCAGTCAGGTGAGATTGGTTGTGTGACATCACACCTCAAGGCTATCAAGGAGTTCTATGAGAGTGGTGATCCGGTAGCGATCAT